TCCACCCATCTCAGCCAATTTCGTGGCACGGACGTCAAACCATGGTTGACAGCTCATTGCCTGAGCTTTTGTCAAAAGCAAGTCCCTTATTGCTGGGACGCATCTATGTTCATACGCAGCAGACATATACTTGCCTGCCATGTAATCCCTATCGTTGACTGACGTGTTTTGATTCGCACGCAGGTTCAACTTTGCCAAGACGCGGCCAAATTGCGGTACTGGGAGACAACCATTCAAACCTCTAACATAACGCTTTCTATAGAAAGTGCCATGATCGCGACTCTTAGGCTTCACAACTTCTGCACACATGCCCGCAGAAGAGACAACTTCCTCAATTGTCTCCTTAACGTTGTGACCGCCCTCGATAATCCCGAGATAGTCGTCCCCCCCATGGATGCTATAGGATTTTTCCACTCCAGCTTTATGTAAAGACTGAAGCATCAAGACCATGCCCACATACGAATTGCCAGTGGTGGTGGTGCTCTCACCTGACCACCTCTGACCAATTACAGTTGCTTCAATGCCGTATCTAGTCCATACGCGCACCTTCGTGTTGCGGGCAAACTCCCTAACAAACCATGCCGGAGCTCCAAGTTTCATGTAGAACATCGCTTCTCTCTTGCGAAATGCTCCACTCTGTGACCCATCGTTATTTTTCATGTCTGACTCAAGCATCTCTCCGGGTGCATTGCCAATAATCTCGCCGAGTTCCTCCCCTTGAACACCACAGGCAAAAATAACGACATTTCCTGTGTTTTTGGGATTCTCTCGACAAAATACCTTGCGCATGCGGTTGTGAAGTTCCATCACAACCACGCCCGTCAACAAGTTGTACATATCCGTACCTTGATATACAACTCGGGGCTGCGCTCCGTGGTCCTTGAGTAAGACTTCCTGCTTTGCAAACACATGCTTGGTGTTCCCGTCAAAACGCAACTCACCACTGTCCCACGCCGTGAGGAGGCGGTCGGCCTTAGCTGGCCGGCATGTCAAAAGGTACTCATTCAAGAGTTCCCTGTCCACACGAATCTCCGGAAGAGAGTCGAATTTACCCATGATGAGTGCGTGACCTGAGTCGAACTCATCCATGGTTTGGAGCTGGGGTGCGTAATCACACCTTTTCTTCATTGCGTGGGTTGTGGCCCCGGCATCATTTTTAGGCACCGTGATAGGGACTCCCTCTAATATACTGCCTTTAGCAACGCCAACATCCCTGGCGTCGTCATCTTTAACACGGCAAATATTAGCAGTCGCGCGTATGTTTGCAAACGTAACTTCAGAATCATAACGAGTAAAGCCATTTTGCTCAAGGCCATCCTGTTTGATCGTGTTTCGTTTCAATTTAGCTGAAAAAATTTTATTATTTGTTTTAGTAACGATGGGTACTGCTGACCCAAATTTAATATTCATTTTAAT